TCCACCCAAGATTGCGGTTAACAAGCCCGGAGCAACCTCTTGTCGTGCCACGAGAGGACTTACGTCCTCCATTTCAAAATCGCTTCCTTGCGCTGGGCTTAGCGCCTTATCGAATTCGATTCCACTTTGTTCAATTTTCATGTATTAGTATCCTTAAATTAAGAAGTGAAAGTTGGAGATACAACTTCAGCGTTGCTGACAGTTGTGATGCGGAAGTCTTCCAGAGCTGTCAGGAACTCAGCTTGGTCGGCAGCAACAACACTTCCCCAGATGAAGCCTTCTGTAATCAAGGCAGCATCACCGCGATAGATAACAGTGAAGTTTACAGGTGTAGCGGATAGTGCAGTATCTTTCTTATTGAAACCTACTCCGAACAGATCACCAACAGTTACAGCGATACGGGACTTGTTCTTCAGAGGTGTGGTACTTGTACGATCAGCAGCATAAGCAGCACGAGCTGTCCATGTAACTGTGGCATCTACAGTCTCGCTACCAGCAGTAGTGATGAATGTAGGCTCAGAGGCACCAGATGTACCGGCAACAGTACAAACGTACTCATTACCATCTTGTGTTGTAGGCTTAATGATATCACCAACAGCGTAGACTGTTACAGTAACCCAGTCAGCGTTAGCAGCGAACACTTCGAAAGAAGCTGTTGCTTCACTCCACAACAGAGGAATACCGATATTATCGATAGAGCCTGTACCTTCTACACCAACGGTTTCGAAGTTAAAACGGACAGCTGATTCTTCAGTGAATGTATCAGCAGCTTTTAATAGATCAGATAGGAATTTACGAGCGGTAGCGTTAACTGGCATTACAGAGCCTCCTTCATTTTAGCTTGTGCTTCCAGAGCACGTTCAGCGAGAGATTTCTCGACTGTTTCTTCTACTTCACCACCTTCACCAGCTTCTTCGGAAAGAGCTTTAGAAAGGTCGCTTTCTTCTTCAGGCTTGTCAGCTTTAGCTTTTTCAACTTCAGCTTCAGTACGAGCTACCAGAGCATCAAAAGCTTTTACAATAGCTTCCTTATCTTCAGCAGAGTCCAGTTTAGCGATAGCGCCAGCTACAGCTTTGTTTACGTCAGCTTCAAAACTGTATCCTGTTAGGCTGTTTGTTGCCTCAGATACGGCTAGAGCCTTCTCTAGTTGAGCGATACGCTCTAGGGTTTTTTCATCAGACATAGTATCGTGATTTCCTTTTATTACTTGGTTATCTTCCCCAACCTTAGCCTCGGCAGAGGAAGAAGGGGTCTGGGTATTATCTACACCTAAATGTTTTTCAAGTGAGACAAATTCTTCACCGATATCCTTTAGGATATTAGCTTGTTCTTCATCAAGGTCATCGATTGTAGCTTTCTTGGCCTTGTTAATTTCGTATGCTTCGTTTTTCAAACTAGCTGCTCCACCTTGTGAAGGACTTGTGTATGTTAATTCAGGATGATCCCAATCAAAGTTAACCCCAACAAGTTGGCGTGTAGCTTCAGGTTGGCTTTGGATTTCTGAAAGATCTTTAGTAAGGTCAATAGCGCCTTTAGCTCTAGCTCCAATACTTAGACCTGAGATATCACCTTCAATACGCATTTGGAAAGCACGTTTATTGTTGAATAGTGTTTTAGCAATTGGCTGTCCTTCTGGGACAAGCTGATCACCAATCATACATTCAACAGGATTAACCCATGCCTTTTCTAATGTCCAAACGTCAGTCTTATGTTTGTGGAATAAACCACTTTGTAGACGACCTTCTTCATTAGCTTTATTAAGACTCTCAACCATGCTGGTGATGTCTTCAAGACCCATGGTATCTCCATGTCCATCAACCTCACCGGGAGCAATGTAAAGTGGCTCAACAGCAAACATTGGTTCGTCTTCAGTACCGAACTGTTTAACTACTTGGATAGAATCTTTTCTATTAGAGCTACCAAAGAACTTATCAAGTACCTTCATAAGACGACTTTCAGTAATGGGTGCGTCTAGGGATTTCTCAACTTCTTTAAAGTCTACAGTACGAATAACTTCTGTACCTTCTTCTTCAATAGTTGCCGATGTGTCTGTGAGTGTGAAAGAGTGACGGAATGTTCTATGTTTATCTCCATGCCATCTTTCAATAAATACTTCATTGCTATCTAGATCGAAATCTACAATAAAGCCGTTAGTAACTGCATCTGATAGCACACGGCGTTTGTTTTCTACCGTAGCCTTATCAATTTCCATACTTTTATCTACCTTTTTAGCAGCGGCTATAGCCTGAGGAATGGCAGAATCTTCTTTCGTACCACTCTTCTCCAACTTATTAAACACCGTTATAAATGTTCGCACTTGCTTGTCAGATAAACTTTTTAAAGCAGGCACCCTTTTTCGTGTTGCGCTAACAGTTTTAAATGGCATTATCGATAATCTCCATCCTCCGTTAGTTGATCAATATTAATTACTTTATCGGTGATTATATCAATAAGTTTATCGCCATATACAACTAATTGTTTGGTAACACTGTTATTTGTGTTAGAACCACCAGATTTACCACCTTGAGAACTACCTGTACCAGAAGTACCTCCTGACTCTCCACCACGGCTTGTATCCCCGTCGTCGAAGCTAAGGTCTTCAATACCCTCAGTAGGCCACCCAGCGTCCTTGTAGAGCTTCTCAAGAGCTTCTGGAGTCATTCCTCCAACAGACTTAGTTCGTTGAATAACTTTACTAATGATATCTAGGTCAGGTTTGGATGGATCAGCTGCTTTGAATACAGGCATGTCCTTCCAATCTAACTTGATATTGTTTATAGCCAGAAGGCGTGGAGCTAATTGATTGTTAATTACATCTTCTTTCCACATAATACTACGATCAACGTAGTAGTCGTGAGTGGTCATCTGATTAGAGGATAATGCGTTAGAACCATGACCAGACTGACCAGTTAATAGGAAGCCAGTACCGAACATGTTATAAATGCTTTTACGCTTCTGATCAATAATGTCTGAGGTATTGTATTGCTTACCACCACCATCGATACCTTTCAATTCGAAATCGAATAGAGGGGTCTTTGTGACTTCATCTACATCAGAGGTCAGTACTATAAAGCTTGACTCACCAGCATGTAATGCTCCAGCATCCTTTTGAAGTTGCGTGTACTCAGCTGCTTCATTAGGGTATGTTACAGGGTCATTAGCTCGTTCTACCAACTCTGATGGAACTCGTAATACGACAGCACCACCAAGGTCTTTAGATACACCAACTACTTCATAGCGTTCTACAAGTTTCTTTTCAAGCCATGCATCATAAATATGAGTTAGTGGCGAATCACCTTGAGGGTTATTATTTGTAGGGTTATGCCTGAAATGCAGCATTTGTTGTGTACTAATGAACGGATGGAACGGTCTAAGTAATCCATTTGAAATACTAGACAATAAAATACCGCTTTCGAATTCTTTTGCTTTAGGTTCCCTTAGTTGAACCCTGTTAGGCTTTTGTACAAAGCCTTTTAAATTTCTAAGCTTCTTATCCCAGACCCAACCAAAGATTGATTTCTGATCTCTTGGGGCTAGTTTCTTAAGAACCTTGGCACCTGCAAAGGGACCAGTTTTTCGAGTTTCTGCTACAATGTTTTGTAATGAAAAACCATATTGAAGATCGGTAACAGAGTTATTAACTGATTCCAGCCAAGTACCTGATGATAGATTTCTAATGGCATAATTAAGGAAGTCTGCTGCGATCTTACTAGATGGCGTACCACTCTTAGAAACAAACTCACCATGATGTATGGCGTTAGTTACAAGGATATTAGTGACATCAATAGAGTTAGCCACAGCATCATCTTCTGCCATCTTATCAAACGTACATAGACGCTTAGGCATTACCAAGTCAACTTTACGTTGGTCTTGGATAAAACGTGTTGATGTCAGAATTTGTGGTTGCCCCTTCTCAGTGAAAGGGCGTGTCACAGTTGTACCAGAACTCTCCGCTTTTATTACATCAGACATATTTTTATCCTTTGAGAGAGTTTGTTAGTATTAAGCTTCAAGAGCTTCAAGGGCTTCTTTAAGTGCTACCTTGATAGCCTTAGCAGATTTAACATCTTTAGGAATTTCTATCTTGTGCTTACCAGCGAACTCTTTAAGTTCTTTAGCCTTAGATAGTGTGTCTAATTCTTCAAGAGGAGTGAGTGGTTTGTTCTCTGCTGCACCTGTTGACACTTCTTCAACTTCCTCTTTAACAATAGGTGCTTCGTCCTTTACCGGCTCAGCCGCTGATTCAACAACTGCTGGGGTCCACTTCTCAGGTGCAGTACCTGCTAGATACATTACAGCGCGTCCTTGACGACCCTGAAAGTTACGCATAGATACATCGTCACGTAGGTCTGTTTCTGCGATAAGATATCCATTAAGAAATGCTTCTTGGATTTGCAGGAAAAAGACTTGTTCGAAACGAGCGCCAAAACCCTTAGATAGGATTACTAGGCGATTTGGTTTATTTTCTTGTGTCATTATTTTAATGTCTCCTTTAGTTTATTAACCTTGTACTTCATGACCCTGTGCAATCATGTTAAACACAGTGTTTGCTGATGCAGTCACCAAGTCGTCTTGTATAAGCACTTGAAGTTCTTCCCCAAGATTACCATCCAATCGTATAACAACACCATGTTTTGATTGACCACCCCAAGTTAATCTGGAAGTGAAACCTTTAATTGTGTTTCCTTGTTTAGGTTGCAAGAATGCATGATCGAAAGCTTGCCTAATGAAATCCCCGTTACTCTTGAAATTAAACAGATTCCTGAAATTCCCATCTGCTTGTTTAATTCTTACGACACAACCATTAGTTAATGCAGCATCTGAACCAAAACTTGAAAAATCCATTTCTCCGGTTCCACGGATATCAAGTACCATTCTAACGATATCCCCTTCCTGAGTAGGAAGAGGGAGTATTGTGAAAAGTGAAGGAGATGCTAAAGATGCGTTAACTAACATATTACCTGTACTAATAATGGCAATATCGGAAGTCGTATAGTCAGTATTCAACGGTTGGTCAATAGTTATGTCATCAACTACTACAGCAGTAATCCTAGCTTGTACAAATAGATCTTGGATAGTGGCAGAAGCCATTTCTAAAGTATCGCCAACTACAGCTCCATGTGCCGCTGTCAGAGTTACTTCTGTATCCCCTTTAGAGGCATTGACTGCCAAAGAGGTGGTATTACGTCCTTGTAGAAGCTCCACAGCTAATGGGTTAGTTGTTTGATCTAACGAAAATATAGGGACGCCTCTTGAGCCTCTAGCAGATACTTCTACTGGTGTAACCCCACTAGTTACAATCGATGATTGTTGTACCGATAATACTGCTTGTCCACCTAAACCTTTAGCCCATATCTCAAGAGATCCTTGAGGAATAAGACCTGAGGGTTCGTTTCCACTTAAAGGAGTTAGAATGACTCCCTCGTTACTAGAAGCAGTAGGTTTTGTAACACTTTCACTGAGTACCACTTGCTTAGACGATTTATTCGTTATCGTCATGTATCCCCCTACAGGAATACTAGTAAGTGTGTTTATACTTACCCAATCGTCAGCAGTTGCTGTAATATCTGGTAATGTTTGAGCCATAGTTATCTCTACTATAAAATGTTAGTGACGTAAGTCGTCAAAGTCCTATATTTATCTCTTCTAAATCGGAGACTTTGACAACATCTGTTGAATTAAGTAATTCAGAAGCCATCGTACTAGTTCTCGATTGATTACGCTTTACTAACCTAACTATACGAGCAGAGGATAGGTAATTGAATCCAGAAGCCGTGCAATCAGGCCAATCATCCTTACGGTGGTCTGAGGATCTTTGTCCATCGAATGCTTCATTCTCCTTAAAGAATGCATCTAGTGTAGCAGGACTGAATGTCGATTTTACAATGAAAACTAAACCATTCTCAGCAGCACTTGAAAAAGGTAAGTAACGAGTGAGTTTACCGTTCTGTGTTGGCATAGGATCTTGCTTAACAACATGACCTTCCATGATTAGCTTTTTAGCAGACTCTGTGAACTCGGTTACTCCAGCTGCACCGGGGTCTTTAGAGAAAACTACAGTACAATTTGTACCGTCATGTTCAGATTGTTTCTGGATAATGTTATCTCGTATCCCTGAACGTTCTCTGAATCTTCCAGATACCTTTGTGTGTTTAGAATCTTTTTTATCAAAGTTATCTTTATGGTAATCACCGATCAGATAGAAGAAGCCATTACGATCTTTAGCCAGTTTCACAGAAGCTGTGTAGTCGGGATGTGCATTTACTTCAGAAGGTTCTGTAGCAGCCTTATCCCAAGCTCTACAGTAGACTGCACCGTCAGGCACCTTGTCAACGTTCTGTAGCCACTTTCTCTGGAAATGGGAGCTACCCTCTGGCCTAGCGTACCAGTTGCCGTGAAGGAGCCTGTCCTTCTCAATCTGGGGTAGTGCGTTAAGGTCTGCTAGGTAAAGCGGGTTAGCAGCGATCAGTGCTGGGTTGTCAAATATTGTTCCACCAATGAATGTAATAGTTTTTGGTGAGACATATACTTTTTCTTCGGTAAGGGGATTCCATACCCAACAGACTTGTGGATATAGTTCAGCCATTTCTTCTTCTGTATCTGTGAAGAAGATTTCGTTATTGGTACTACCATAGAATTTAGTTACACCAGATTTCTCTTTATCGGGGAAGCCATCTTCATCCAACCACCAGTCGATCAACTGAGCAATAAAGCTATCTGGATCAGGGTTACATGAAATAAACATTGTACTATGTGCTTTCGCTGCTGAACGCAAACGAGACATTAGATAAGTGATTTGGCCTTGAGTAAAGTGAGTTCCTTCATCGAAGTAAATTTGCGTATACTGCTTACCCTGATGGTCTAACTTATTCTTTTCGTGTTCCATGTGCGAGAACTTAATCTTTGCACCTGAGGGGAAGATAATTTCACGATCATTTTCACGTACATGACCACCAAACTCTGTATAAAGCATCTTAGCTTCATCCCATACAGAACCGGGACCAGTCAATTGAGGGCCAGTTCTTCGGAAGAAGATTGCATTGAATTTGGGATCGTGAATTTGAAGAAGAGGTCTAAGTAGCATTAAATGAGTTTTACCAGAACCAGCAGCACCGCCATATATTACTATATTAGCGGGGCAGGTCATGGCAACTTCTTGTGCGCCCTTTTGGGGTCTGTAAATAGTACTACTCATTAATAACCTTACTATGTGGTTAATAACCTTTATAGTGAGCCTTCTTCACCTTGACGATGGAAGGAAATAACGTGGAGAGACACATGAAGTACTTGCTTGAAGACCCACTATAAAGATTACTAGGTTGAAGTTGGAACGGGATATGAGATTCGAACTCATACCTACTGGGTGGAAGCCAGTCGTGCTAACCGTTAAACACCAATCACGCTCATTAGTTTGTATGTACTGGTAGCCTTCCCTCAGAGCTAAAAAGCAAAGAAGTCCAGCTAGTCGCTATGGTAGGTCAGTACCCCGTTGCATAGCCATCTACACGTTATGTTTATCACTGAACGATCTCAGGAGGGAATTCACAGCGTTTTAAATAAGGTCAGGGTGCTTCACAGCAATACCTGATGAGGTCTTTCCCTCGTCAAGATATTTATCACCTCCGTCTAGTCGAACAAGGGTTTGGAATATCTTTTGTAAAAATTGTTTCTTATACTGGTAAGGGTAGTTCAGATTTAATTAAAGCTACTTGGTCACGCCATTTAGTTTCATCTGAAGGAACACCTGTGTACTGCCATTCATGGAATAAGGGATCAGACTCATGATGATACCTTGACTTACGCTTACCGATAATACTAGGTAACACCCTTGCAGCGTCTTCAGCCACTTGGATAGCATTTGCAATGTCATGCTCCTCTTGGGTAATTAGTATCCTCTCTCCTGCGGCAGTTATCTTATAACTCATAGTAATTCCTCCACTACCAACCTTCCTACATCTACAGGGGATGTAAATCTAAATCCTATGAACTGCCGAGTACTTCTTACAGAAAATCTTGCACCAACTATAATGGTAGAGGTAAGCGAGCCTACCATACACTCCCCCTGCATCCAAGAACCCGCGAGTGAACCACCCCTTCCTGCAATAAATCCATGCCCTCTAAATAACGCTCGCCCTGTGATGTTTCGAAACGGCGCAAAAGACACGTTATTTTCTGTTTCCTCTACCTCGGTAGAATCTGGGTTTATTGCAAATCTAGTCATGTCCACAGAGTTGCTTAAGAAGTCAATACCGTCTACACTAGTCACAGCTTGTACTACAAAAGTCCCATTAGTGGTTTGGTCTACTGTGAGTCTCCACCTGCAATTAGGGTTCGCCTGAGTATCTATATAGATCTCCATGACCCCATTTAGATCTTGATCAATGACTGTAGTGTATAAACTACCTCCACCACCACCAGCGGAGTCAGCCCATTCAGTATTAAAATCTGTTCCATCTATCTTTGTCAATACTTGGGCAGCAGTACCTCCTACAGGAACTCCTTGACCATCAGCACCTGTAGCCCCATCATTACCATCTGTTCCATTTGTACCGTTGGTGCCATTAGTACCATCTGTTCCATTTGTACCATTTGTACCGTTGGTGCCATTAGTACCATCTGTACCTGTTGTGCCGGTTGGCCCTTGAGTTATAACTTCAACAGTTTTTGTTTGTTGTTGTATAACTGTTATTGTATCTGTCATCGAGTAATATCTCCAGTTGCAGTCACGTTGCCTCTAATAATAGTAACTGGACTAAGACCTACGGATAATTCTACTTCTACATCATGAACGTAAACTACCTCTGGGATAGCCGCAGTCGTTGTTGGTACTAATGCAGCAGTTTCTACACCTGTGAAAGTGAATGTCATCTTACCGTTAGGTGCATCTAGTGTAGCTACTTTTTGAATCGTAATAGCAGCTCCGTAGTGTGTTCTTAAAGTGATCGTTGCTTTAGTTATGGTCGTTATCGGAGCACCAACACTATCTTTAAAAACTAGGATAATTTCGCAAGCATCTCCAGCATAAATCTCAAAATTCTGTTTAGCTACTAAACTTGCCATTAATTACTCCGGTTGGTGTTTATATACATTTTAAACAGTAAAAGTCTTTGACAGTCACCTCACCATCCTTCTAGTCAATATCAGGGTTCGAAGGCTATACCTTCTTATGGGTCATTGGGACTTGTTTCATTTTACTGTTTAAAATGCACATCTTGCTAATTTGGGAGCCTATGGTAGGAATCGAACCTACCAACCCTTTAGTAACCGCGCATGGTTTTCAAGGTTTTTAATCCACGAGCCACTTAGTCATCCAATAGATGCACCTAATGGGGAGATTGCAGTAGAACATAGGCAATGTTTGGTCGGTGTGGAGAGATTTGAACTCTCAATCCCTTTCAGGCGCTGGTTTCTAAGACCAGAGTGTATACCATTCCACCACACACCGTATTTGGTGCCGCAGACGAGAGTCGAACTCGTAACCCCGAGAGCTTAAATCTCGTGCCTCTGCCAATTGGACCACTGCGGCTTAATTTGGCGATAGGCGGAGGACTCGAACCCCATACATGCTACTAACACATATCACCGGTTTTCAAGACCGGGGTAATGACCGTTACATTACGACACCTACCAGTTAAGGAGATGTCGAAACACCTCCCTAGATAAGGGATAAGAGCGATAACGATAGAGTCATTGTATGTGTCATTTTGGTATATCCTCTTTAATTCGTTGTTTACGTCCATTCTTTCTGGACTTTACTATTTGTTTAGCGTGAACTTTACCGCCTGAAATGTGCATAGTTGTTGTGCACTCTGCGTAAGTTCTTTTGGAGCCATATGGTAACATACAAATCTCCTTAAAATTGATCCAACGGTACTAAATGTACGTGGTGGGTATTCCCCATTCCGCTGGAAGCTGGTACAACAGCTATTGCAATTTGGTGGTCCTTGACGGTATCGAACCGACGACCTACGTGTTATGAGCACGTTGCTCTACCATTAAGCTAAAGGACCGTTAAAGACCCCATATCTCAATTTCAATGGTTTTGCTATTGGTAACTTTCATATTGTATTACCTCTTAATTGGTGGAGAACCGGAGAATCGAACTCCGATGACCACCTTGCAAGGGTGGCATAATCCCGTTATATGAGATCCCCGTTAAATCTTTGGTACTTCGTGACAGAATCGAACTGCCGTCTGAGGTATGTAAAACCCCAGCTCTACCGTTGAGCTAACGAAGTATCTAAATGTTTATAAAGTAGTTATCCCTTTAGTCGAGCCGACTTGTCCGTATCCTTTAAACGGTGAGCTGATAGCTGTAATAACTACTTTATAAAAACTTGGTTGGAGTGACGAGACTCGAACTCGCTTACACCGGGTTCACGACCCAGATGCGTACCTGTATGCATCCACTCCACACTGTATATGGTTCCCTCAACACGGGTCGAACGTGTATTGACAGATTCAAAGTCTGCTGTCCTACCAATTAGACGACAAGGGAATTAAATTGGTGGGCAGTAAAGGATTCGAACCTTTGTCTCGTGAGCTTCAATCACGCGCTAATCCGACTCAGCTAACCGCCCTTGGCAGAAAGAACTGGAATCGAACCAGATGCCGGTAAAGGCACGAATTGCTTAGCAGGCAATCTCTACACCACGTAGATTTACTTTCTATCGTTTGGTGCGGGAAGAGGGAGTTGAACCCCCACAGCTTTCGCCACGTATTTACAGTACGCTAGACTCGCCACTTATCTACTGTGTTCCCGCTTTAATCTTTTAAGCAGGACACGATGGAACCTACTTATTCACATAAAGTAACTTTGGAAATAACTCTGATAATGTTGATAAGTAGTGTTCATTGGTGGTTCCTCTATGTTTTAACAAATAATAGTTGGATGTAAGTTCGGGTTATAGTTTGGATTGTAATAAGGCCAAGTAGTATCTTGAGGCCATGACCAGTTTCTATGGAAGAACGGTGCCTCCATTGTGCGAGGTAGTTCTTCTTTCTTCTCAAAGATTTTACTAAGGTCTTCTTTAGTAAAGAGTGGATCAGTAGTATCAATCTTAACATCCTGCTTAACTTCTGTCAAGGGTTTTTTAAAGACTGATTGTAAGTGTTCTTTAATCATTTCCCACTGTGCGTAAGTAGGTAATGTGTCAGGATTCATTTCGCAATGACCTTGAAGCCAATATATAAACTGTTCAGGTGTCATTGTATGTCTCCTTAAATTAGGACGGACTATTTCGGACTCTCACCGCACACGCTTCACCTTTTAAGGTTCCATTAACAAGCCCGTGAGTGGAGTGTAAATTTCTGGTAAGTTATCTTCGCCGTAGGAGCGCCTACCGTCACTACGAAACCTTTCGAAGGGTACAGTGAACTACAAGACTACCGTATTGCCCAACTTTTGGTTATTTGGTGGCGGAGGTGGGATTTGAACCCGACGATTTCTGCCTTATGAGGGCAGCGAGGACGACCTGACTCCTCTACTCCGCTACTGTTTATAAATAATCCTGATTCTACCTCTGACTATCGCAAGTTGCGATCTTGCCTTCGCGGGCATCTTAACCTGAGTCGGCATCTGGATTATTGTTTGGTGCAGCCTACCGAATTCTCGCCCTAAGACGGCATCCATTGTTCCAGCGTCTGTCTACTGGTGGTTTGGTTCTGGTGCTAGGACTCAGATTTGAACTGAGGTGAGATTTCTCTACGGGATTACAAAACCCGTGCAATCGGCCTGACTATGCGACCCCAGCTAAATTTCTATTAAACCTGCATGTACTTTCCTGTGACAGTTTGCACAGAGTACTATACACTTTCTAACCTCTTCCTTTAACTTCTTAAAACTGTACCCGTATAACCTAGAGGGGTTATCCTCTTTGGTGGAAGGATCGAGGTGGTGTAGGTCTAAAGCTATTGGTTCATCTTCGCGACACACCCGACACTTGCACATACGTTTGTAACGCTGAACCAAGGATTTACCTCGTTCCTTAGCAAGTCTACCTTGCTCCGCTACCTTTGCCCTTCTGATTGCAGACTTCTTATAAGAGGCGCTATCAGCCTTTTTCTGGCAGAGTCTACAATGTGCTTGCAACCCGTCCGAGTTAGTCCTGTTCTTGTTGAAGTCTATCTTATGCTTTGTTGTATTGCACTTCTTGCAATGTTTCACTTTTATATCTCTTGTTAGGAGATACCCTGCCAGTGTAACTGCTTTTACAGTTCGATAACTGGACTTAAGGTTTATCTTTAAATTGGTATCCCAGAGCGGAGTCGAACCGCCGCTGCCACAGTGAAAGTGTGGTGTTCTAACCATTAAACTACTGGGACATTGTAGAATAATATCGTCCCAGTAATCATAAATTGGTCTGCGCGGCTGGTATCGAACCAGCGACCCCTCAGTTCCAAACCGAGTATTCTACCACTGAACTACGCACAGATTATGATGTTTTAAGTCACCATAACCTGCCAATTAAACAGTGTTGTATGGTGACTTATCTAGGGACTGAGTTTGTTTCTCGTTCCATAATAAGTTCCTCTTTCAATAAATTATAAAATGTCTTTTTTAAGCACTCTCCCCGACTTGCCAAAGCCGGTAGATTTGATTGTCCAGTAGCTTGCGGCATCTGAACTTCGCACCGAATCTTACTTCGGCCTAGTGTGGCAAAAAGCACTTAAAGAAGACTAGGGCGCTAACCAGTACCTAGTACTGATCGCAACTCTGTCTAGTTCCTCAATGATTAGCGTGAGATTATCGCTATAATTAGCCAGCCTTTAACTACCCGTATCTATTAGGGCGTATCCACTACCTCTCGATAGTATCTGACCACTGCCGCAGGTTTATACTCAATGCAATTAGAGTTTCACTTATCACTACTCTACAGTTCCAATCCTCTCAACCTTGCGGGGCTGTTAATCGGGGCTTCCAATTAGATTCATTTTCCTGTAAAACCCATCAGCCTTTCGAGCATCAGAGCACCAGATTCTGAGGAGTCTGGTATTAGACAGTTTTCGTAATAAGCAGCCGGGAACTTTTGACAATCGGAATCGAACCGATATAAAATGTTAAGATACATTTTCTGCAACCATAGCAAAAGTTTTTTAATTCCCAAAGTAGTGTCCCAGCAGGAGCAACGAGTCTTTTGAACCCATCGATATTCCACTACCTCTTGTCTTTCGGTTTCACCCTAATCAACTATCCATTCGACCATATCTCTTTCGATCAATGACCTATTATCTTGCCATCTGCCCTTGTATGACTACTCGGACTAATATGACTACACCTTAACATTCAGTTTATCTAGTAATTGGATAATGGTTCCTCGGCTCCCGCCTTTGGATTAGGGTTTTGATTATTCCCACATTAGATACCGAACGTACCTTACCATTTTACTTTTAAACTTATGACCATTTATCATGATCAGCCCCTGTTCGTTGGAGCTAGTCGATGCTTGCTTGGATGAACCGTAATTAAACCGGCGACTAGCTGGGTGGCTAATCTTTTCTACCTTTCAGTAGGTTATTCAATACTCTCCAAGCGTGAGTAAGTACATTAGCTGCTCTCTTGGGAGCCACACTAAGTTATCAATCTCAAGTAATGCACTTACATATAACTACCCTGTGTTGAGGGCCATACCATGCAGAGGTACGTCTATAGCTATATGTAAATACATTTTTTGGTGGGGTCTGGGAGGATCGAACTCCCCTTGCCGGTTTAAAAGACCGGTACTCAGCCACTAAGTCAAGACCCCATAAGTTTAACGGGTTTGTCTGATTGTTTCATTTTGAAACCCTCCTTATGGGTTAACTGCGTTTGTTTTCAATGTAGGATGAAGCTTAACATACATTTTTGATATGTCAACAACTAATCCCAATCTATTTTAAATCTTTTTGGCATACCCCTAGGGATTCGAACCCTAACCGCTGGATTTGGAATCCAGAGTGCTGCCATTGACACCAGAGGCATATTATACTGAAGGTTTAATCTCAGTACGCCATCGTCCGTCCGTAGTGGGTATACCACGTATTAAATCATATTGCTTATTCATTGTCAAGCTCCTTTTTACTTTTTAACAGGCTTTTTCTTTGGCTTAGTTGGATGTGCAGACATAAGAATCTCCTTTGTTAATTGGCAGCCCCACCAAGCATCGAACTTGGATCTATGGTTTCGTAGACCATTATTCTGTCCATTAAACTACAGGGCTATTGTTTGGTCCTCAGAGGATGATTCGAACATCCATGAAGCGATTATCGGTCGCTCATAATAGCCATTATATGATCCGAGGTTGGCCTCAGTAGGTGTCCGTTACCACACCATTCCCCTCCGCGACAAGGAGGTATCCTAATATTAGACGATACTGAGTTTGTTTGGCACCTACGATGGGTTTCGATCCCACTACCTCATCCTTGACAGGGATGTGCTCTCCCGATTGAGCTACGTAGGTATTAAAAATTCTTTACAGACCTCATTGATAACCGCACCCACTTTATTTAATAATAATCATTTGCTTTAGGTCGTATCTAATAAAGTCTGTAAAGAACTCTTTAAGTTGGCTGGTATGGCTGGACTCGAACCAGCAATTGGGCGAACCCGACAGATTAACAGTCTGCTGCCTTACCATTCGGCGCACATACCAACTATAAAAATGATGGCTGATAGCTCCTTGCTACCAGATTGTGAAGGAGTGCATGCCTCCCCATCTAAACTCTTCGTTTCGTTGAAGAGGATTGAATCTTACCACAACTTCCCAATCTGTCAACAACTATTTTCAAATTAGCCCTTACTTTTCCCACAAGCGTGTAAGGAACGCCATTTGCCAGAGCCTAAACTCTTCGATGGGTGCCCTCACGGGCGTGTGCCTCCGTAGAGGCGTCCTGTCGGGATTTACATACCGACCTTGGTATGTTCATGGGAGCTACCGTAAAACTCCCGTAGAGGTTCTCTGAGTAAACAAAGGAGGAGTCAAAAACTCAGAAGGCGTTTGTGGAGAACTGCATCCTCTTCGCCATGCATGTCGGTTTTTATTTTGCTGTCGCAAATACTTGTGGACCTGTGTGGATCTTCTCACCATTCTCTGTAGTCTCTGTTGCAGAGGTAGGCTTTGGTGTCTCCTTTTCTTTTTCGTTCGCTATACCCTTAGCTAGGATCTCTTTAGTCGCGTTGAAGCGTATACTATAAGGTACATTATCGTCACAGGCCAACTTAGCCTTATCATTCTTCATTAAAGCCTCTAGGTAGTCTACAGCCTCTAGTGTCAGGTCGTCAATCTTTACCTGCGCTTTCATGAGTGTTGATTTGTTACGTGATCCTGAGGGTCTTCCAGCTTTACGTTTAGGGGTATCAGTGGAATCACTCATATCCTATCTCCTGTGTATGTTCTTCAAGCTTCAGGGCTAGTTCAGGATGGCTATCCCATAGTTCTTCAAGATCAAGGTCACATAATTGTTCGTCTAGCTCAGACGCTTCCTTTGATCCAAAGTTGTTAAGGGGTCTATCCATAAAATGGCACCTGTGAAATAAATATTAGTTAAGGGGTTGACATATAGAAAAAGTGTGATACCCTAACTACATATTATATATAAAGACCCTTAAAAGATAAAAC